TCCCGGGGAGCCCTTGGATTTGGTTATAGTCAGAAGGACCCTTACTTTTTCTTTTTCTTGGTGTCCTTCTTGGATGCGGCCTTTGCCTTGGGCAGAGTGATGCCCAGTTCCTTGGCCACCGCCTTGCGAAGTTTCTCGACGTCTTCCTCGTCGAATTCATCGGGGTCAGTTTCGAGTTCTTTGTCGTCGCAGAGGTCTTCGAGAGCTTCGAAGTCCATCCCGGCCAGATCCTCCGGGGTCACTTCGTCATCCTCATCTTCATCCTCGTCGCCATCTTCGTCCTCATCTTCGTCGTCCGAATCCTCGTCTTCATCTGACTCATCGTCTTCGTCCTCTTCTTCCTCATCGGAATCTTCGTCATCTTCGTCGGAGTCTTCATCCTCCTCGTCATCTTCATCTTCGTCATCCGAGTCCTCAGATTCCCCACCGAAGATTTCCTCGGCATCTTCTGCCGAGATGGGAGTCAGGATTGCATAGGAACCGTCATCGTATTTGATGAGGATAACTCCATTACCGAGAACCTTACGTTCTACCTCTTTTGCTGCAGCTTTTTTCTTTGCCATAATTGAATTGATTAAAGGTGTTTGAAAAATGTTTGATTGATTATAGTTTCGTGATAAACTTTTGAGTATATATCTCTCGGTTTTCTTGGACTGCCATAGCTTTCAAGAATACATTTTTATCCCTGATAGCTTCTACTTTCTGAGTGAACTCATTCTGGTTTTTTACTTCAAAAGGTTCACCTTCCTGAGTGTAGGTATCATCTACCGCATTATCATTTTCGGTATAATACCTTTTGACCCTCACTATAAGTTTTACTCCATCCCATGGGTTTTCTGGTTCCCTTTTATTTACTACCGTCATTTTGCATAACCATTTTTATATGCTGTATAATAGATTCTTGTATATCCTTCCTGTCCTATCCCTGAAAAAGCTTCGCTTATATATCTGTAGCCTTTTTTATTTGCTCGGTAATCATGTGCAAAGTGTTCAGGATAGATATAGTGTTCTCCGCATACCTTTTGGTTAGTTATTATGTAGGCATACCATCCAGTTTTGGTTTTCATCTTGAACTGGGATATTGGTACAAATCCCTGAGTTAATAGTTCTTTGAGAATAAACTTCTGTTCGAGTCTTCTTCTCACCATGGGCATTCCACCCAACCTTCTTAGTACTGCCTTTTGATATTCTGACCAATGTCTTTTAGTCCATCTTATGGAACTGATAACAGAACGTTTGGTCATAGCCTTATATGCTAATGCCACTTTTAATTGGTCCCAAGTTAAGTCACTCCTCTTCGTAAAGAGCCTTCTTTCTTTTTGACTCAATCTCTTTAGCCTTCGATAGCTTAATAAGCTTTTCCGGAATAGGCTTGAGAACAGTTCTATATTCTTTTGTTCCATAATTAAACTTATCTACCAAGTTCAAAAAGTACTTTTCTTTCTGTTGAGAGCCAAGTCTTTTTTTCCGAGCAATTCTTTTCCCTAATTCCCTCTGGGCTGAAGACTTCGAGTTTCGGTATACCTCGGTTAACAGTATCTTAGATATCGGCTTCTTTCTTTTTCCAGCAATGAGTAGAGATTGACCTATAACAAACTTCTTCTCTAATGCCGTTTTTCCTTTTATCCAGTGTACGGCTTTCAGATTCTCTCTGCCATAATAGGTTAAAAACCTTTTTCTAGCGGCCTTCAATGAATAGAATCCCTGTAATACTACTGCTGGTTCTCCCTTGTAGTTATAAGACCACGGATACCATTTATGAAGGTAAATCTTGATGTCCCTTTCTTTGATAACCTTTCCAAATCTTCTATGATATTCTCTCCTCCTCTTCTTTTCCAAGAAATATGCCCTTACATCAGGGGGTAAAGAATCCGGGTCTACTACCCCGTTAATTCTGGTAGCTTCCTTTAGACATTCCCTGTATCTATCCAGAAAGCGTTTATTCCTTTCCCTATATTTATGAACCTTGATTTTCCCGCAGAGTACTTTCCTTTGCCACTCTTGCTTCATCTTTCGGTTCAATTTTATAACCTGAGGTGGTACCCATGGAATTCCTAATCTGTAACAGGATTCCTCGAAGTCATCTGCATTTTTAAACCTATAGACTCGTGGCATATATCTCTACTCCTTCTTTTGTTTACGAAGTGCTGCCCGATACCATTGCTGAATGGATTTCTCTTTGGCATCCGGGAATCTCTTTTGCACTCTCCGAGTAATTCGGTCGATTGATAACCCCTTATAGGTTAATTCGAATACGTAGGATTTCTTAGTTCCTTTCCAAAGACCATTATCATCCTTTTCTTTCTTGGGTTTTTTGGGTTTCTCCAACCCCTTTACCCGTTTGGTCTTTTTCTGTTTAGTGACTGCATCCTCACCGATGAACCCAAGATTGAGTTGATAATTCCTCATCGGGTCATCCTTTGGATATCCAGCAAGTTCTAATTGCTGGTCCATCCACTTATCGTATTCATCGATGAGGGCATTATCCGGCTTATTATCCGAATGATGAATCCATGATGCCAGTCCATTGTAGTCGGCTGAACAAGCATCAGGGAAAGGCATGCCCAGAGCAACTGCTCTTCTCTTCATGTCCTTGTAGGTCATATTTTCTAACCCACTTCCCATGACCTTTAGCTTCTCCTTGTTGAGCTTTAACGGTCTTTTGTCTTTTTTCTTACTTTTGCGCATATTTATATAGGTATAAAATTATTTTCTTATTTCGTTATACAAATATAATTAAATTTCTCGAAGTTGCAAAATAATTATATAAAAATTCTAAGAGTTCGTTCTCAAAGTTCTTTTCCTGCGTAATTTATAGGTTGTATCTAGAGTTTCACAGGTAAAGTCCATGTTATTTATTGATTTGTAGTTAATAGCTTTCTGTATGACCTCCCTGTATTCTTTCCAGAACTTCAAGCCCCCTTTACTGTCCACTGTTTTTTCAAAATATTGGGTTGCCAATAACCCGAAGGTGTCTGCAATGGTTTGACTCTCGAATATGTATATCCTTAAATCAGTTATAGCCTTAATTGTATCATCCTCACGTTTAATGGGCATCACTCCATAACCCTCTTCTGGGAAGAGTTCCTCTGATACAATAGCTGTAAAGTATCTCCTACTTGATGGTCCATTTTTCCAATACTCGGTTATTAACTGCCTTATCTTGAAGTCTGGGATTCTGTGTAAGTAGGACAGATACACCTTATCTTTCTTGGTAGACCTCCTTTTATATGCAGTAGGAGCTTGCAATACCCGAGGCATTATTCGATAGTTATTCCACCTATCAAACTCAAGAATCAGAGCATAAAGGTCTTTATCCCATTTATTCTCTGATTCCTTCAGCCTTTTCATGTTCTTTATGATACGGGGATTGGTTATCGAAGTCAATAACCATGAAGAATCTCCTGAGTGTATCTTAGCTTCCTCCTTGGGTAGTCTTTTAACTATGGCCCCGAATAGATAATCCCTGAACCTTGGCTCTATAGGAGATTGAGGATTTACTAATGATGGATGTAGTTCAAAGTAATCGGAGAATAGTTTGAAGAACTTCTCAGCTCTAGCCTTTAGTTCTAAATACTTGTAATGAGACATCTTGAGAATTTCTCCAGCTTCCCAAGTTGATAGGCCTTTGCCTTGTATAAACATAAGGCTGGCCCTCTCTTGCTCGGTCAAACAGTCCCAAGCCAATTCTTGATGTCGTTCCATATTTAGTATTGTTTGTTCATTAGAATCTCTTCAGTACTACCATCAGGGATTTGGGATAAATCAACCTCATAATCAGCCGAGTACATCTTGTATTCATCAGATTCATGGTAGGCTGAATATAATACATTCTCCATTGGTACCTCTATCTCCAAACTACCATCCATTTCAGGATATAACTTCACCAGCATCATCTTAGTAGTAAGATTACTTTCAAGTATGACGGCAGGTATTCCCTCGAATGGATATCCCCTTAATACAACGTAGTCCCCTATAGCAACCCGAGTAATATCGCTTACTGAGAATATCTTATTTGCCCTGGACATCCTACGGTATTTCTTTACTTCTTCCTTAGATATGGTAGCTACTACTGAATAATCATCAAAGTCCTCGGCATTATCTACTCTCAACCTTTTTCTTTTGGGTCGGTAGTCCAAAGACTTCATGAAGGATAGTATACCTGGGATATCTTTCTTGAGTTTGTTTAGGTAGTATCTGTCAAAGGCTTTTTCAGGCTTCATCTTTATGAACCCATAGTTGAATAATAATGGTACATCCTCGTACTCGTTATTACCTTTCCTGGACTTCTTTAGTACGCTTATAGTTGGTACTATAGCTTTCACATGTTTATACCCCCTACATTTCAAATCCGAGTTGATTCTCTTGTAGAATTTCCTGTCAAGCCTGAATATACAGTATACGTAGGGGGTTTTCATATTACTTGTTCAATTTACGAGCGTATTTGAATACGTCTGAATATGTTACCAATCGTTGAATCTCTTTGAACATGTACACGGCTAAATGTACTTTTGGGGTTTTTATCTCCATTCGGGAAAGTTCTGAACAATTTTTCATAAGGAACGAATCTATTTCCCCAGCTTCCACAATGAAGAATGCTTCTCCTTTTGGCATAGAATTATACCTCATGATAAGTATGGGTATCTTTCCAGCACGTTTAGCATCTTTTGTGGCTTGTTCCCAAAAGGATATGATTTTGCAACTCTTGAGTCCGAGTAGGATATGTTCGAACTTAATCTCTTGATAGTTTTTACATTCGATTGAGAATGGGAAGCGACGTGAGTGTTTCTCATCAGTACATACCAAATCTCCCATAGCATCCTTAGCCTTTGCCCATCCTCCTGAACCTGGGGTTCTAGAAAATTTATATCCTGTCCAGGATTCCCAGGCCTTTGCTATAGTACGCTCGAACCTGCTTCCTTTGTTTCGACTATTCTTTCTCATGTTTGATAGTGTTTAATACCAATAGTCTAATGTACAATACCAGTATAATACCCCTCTTGGTATTTCTTATAAATACTCGAGATACCTGCTGAAGTGATTTTCAGAGAAAGTTTTTGAATTATATACTTGTTTGTAAATCCCCTTTTTCTAAGCTTTATGATTTTCTTAAACTCCTCTTCATTAACTTTACTGTGTACATGCCAACCTCTTTTCATATAGTTGGGATTATTGTGTTTCTTACCATAGATAGTTTTCAACCTACCATCTTTAACCATTTGTTGTGAATTCATTTTCTTGGTGCCCCAATAAAGGTTTTTGTAGTAATCATTCAAAGGGTTGTTATCTATGTGACATACTTCAGTATACTCTTCAGGATTTGTATTACATACCCAAGCCAATGCTACTAACCTACTGCGATAGCATTTTATTTTACCTTTTTCTTTATGTACTAAGGATATCTTATATCTACCATCGCCTTTCCTTTGATAACACCGTATGCGATGGAATGAAGTAGACATTTTATGACTACCTTTTATATACCTACTGTATACTCTACCACTTTTACTAATATAATAACCTGGGAATCCCGGAACATTATCTTGTCTCATACCCAATAGTTAATAAAATTAACTATAGTAAGATAAGCCTTTGTCCCTCTTGACTGTTAATACTCTGGCCTTGATTGGTATACTCTCTTGATGAGTTACCATGAATACTGTTAGCTTTTCGGTTATGGATATCTTTTCTAATAGTTTACTTACCGTATCACAATATTCCCTATCTAACCCCTCAAAAACCTCATCCAAAAATAACACATTAATTCTACAGTTTCTACGAATCATAGAATTCATAGCCAATACCATAGCTATGTTCACCAAAGTTTTTTGCCCTCCTGATAATTCCTCGTATGATACTTCTATACCATCCATAATTATCTGGGTATTGAAGTCCTTCTTTACTCCTTGTATATCTACATAGAATAGGATACTGAACCCAAGTACGTCTGAATATGATTCAAGGGTTTCATTCAGAATATCCATTGAACTCTCGAATAAGAACGCTTTTATACCCCTGTTCCCAAGGGGGTCATCCATTACCCATTTATAATTATCAACCTTTTCCTTCTGACTTTCCATCCTTTCTTCTACGGTGGATAATTTCTTGGTTATGGTTAAAAGCTGGGATTTATACTTGGTTATTAAGCCCTTGTTAACTCCCACTTTTTTTTCTGATGACAGTCTTTTTATTTCAGCTTCTACTTGTTCTATCTCTCTTTGTATCTTCTTTACTTCATACTCCTTATCCCTGAGTTCTTCCAATTCATCCCGATAACCAGATATTCTGTCGGATATCTTGGAATATTTACCTTGTAACCTTTCAATGTCTCCAAAGGCTTTCTTTACTTCTATTAGGCGTTTCAAAGAGTTCTTAATATCACCCCTCTTCAATAACTTTATTATTCCTTCAATGAACTCTTCTAGAGATACCTTAGTTTTCTTCCTGGCATCATTTATCTTATTGATAATATCCCTTTGACTCTCCTTTGCATCTGATAACTTTTGTTCGATTCGGTTTTTCTGAGTTACTGTCTCCTTAAGCTCACTTGATTTTTTGGCCTTAGCTAGCAGTGATAATCTCTTCTCGAGAACCTTAACCTTTGAAAATATGTCGTCTTTTACCGTACTGGCTTGCTTCTTTAAGTCATCAACCATTCTTTGAATGGACTGCTTCTTATCTTCTAATGTTCGATATCTTTGAGAGATGTCTTGATACTCCTTCAGGGCTTCTGTATAGTAGCCCTTAGCAATATCTCGAGCTTTAGATATGTATTCTAACTCAAAAATCTCCTCAAACAGTTCTTTCTTGTCAGAGGAAGATTCCTGTATCAGTCTTTTCATGCCTTGACCGAAAAGTACTGAGTTCATAAAAAGGCTATACGACATACCCAAATCAGCGATTATAAGCGCCTGTATCTCCCCCTTACTTTTCTCTTGTACTTCAACAGCATCTATCTCATATATAAGTCTATCTTTACCTTTGGCTCCATTCACTTCACCCTTATACTTAAGGCATCTGGTTATCTTGTGAGTTTTACCATTCTTACCAAAGTATATTTCTACCTTAGTACCCTGATATGATTTGGGTCGATACTTCTCCCAGGTATTCACATCAGACTTACCCTTAATATTCTTACCATAAGCACCCCAAACTAATGCTGATAAGATTGTAGTTTTACCCTCTCCTGTTGCCCCCCTAATTACAGTTATCCCCTTTGAGCTTAAGTTTAGTTCCAAATGAGATATAGAACAGAAGCCGTCGATTATAATATTACCAAACTGTATCATTCTGCTTCCTTGATTACTTTTAATAATGTGGCCTTTTTATTTTGGTCTTTTATACCTTTTGCCCTCATATATCTCCTTACCATTGTTTTCTTAGTAAGTTCCCGAGTTATTTGCGGGGTATCTTCCACCGCCATAATCCGAGACTTGCTAGCAATGACAGTATAATAATTCCCGTCATCCTTAATTTCATCTTCTGATGATACATCCACAAATTTAGGAAAGCCTTTGAATGGCTTGAATTCCATTGAGAAGTCTTCATATATTTTCCAATATCCAAGTTTACAATTACGGTCTGTTCTCCTCTGTTGTATGGGAGCTCCTACCATGTATATCTTTTTTCCGAGTCTCTGTGGTTTATGTATATGACCTATCAATACCAACTTGAATTTAGAGAGTAAATTCACATTCAAATTCTCTACTGTTCCAACTTCAGTGTTGTCGGTATCTTTAGCTCCAGGATAATCAGTATGTAATAATAGGATTGTTGGCTTTAACATAGCTTCTTTCAACTCAGCTTTTATTAGCCCATCCAACCCTTTGTTATGGTCTAAGTAAGGAATACCTACTACTCTGAACTTATCAAACTCATGGTATGAGAAGTCTATATTGTGTAGGAATGAGTATCTTCTACACAGGTTTGCCCAGTGTGATGGTGATTGATTAGTTATAGAATTACTTTTCTGCAGGTCATGGTTTCCTGATATACCATATATGTTAAATTCCTCGCACCTATTTAACTCTTCGAACTGTTCTATTATAATTTCATCCAGTGAAGTACTTATATATTCTGGACGGTGCATAAAATCCCCGCAAAAGAATGCCGGGCATTTATACTTAATACATAAGTCTTTAATCAAAGAGAGGACCCTGAAAATACTTAGGGTCCTCTTGTTATCCTCATTGAACTTAGAGAATTCTCCTAAGTGCAAATCGGAGAATGCTATACCTATCACCTTCATAACTGAAGAAATTTCTTGATAAGGTGTTTTCTCTTCTCGTAGTTCATCTCATCCAGTATCATGACTTTTATCTTGTAACCCATGATTTCCAGTGTACCGGTATTAGGTATACCATTTACATACTGGAGTATATTTGAATCGGGTTTATATCCCCACAGGTCAAGTATACCATACATTACCTGCGATACCTGGAATTGATAATACCGAGATAATACTCGTTTACCATTGTCTTCTGTTACCCACTCGTTAAAGAAGCTTGCTGAAAAAGGTATGAAAATTAGGTGAGTACACTGTTGACCAAGTAACATACGACATAAGTCTACTGCATGGTCTAAGTCGCATTCGGCTATCCTGTGAGAAAGTTTGTTGATGAAGTATGCTGCCGAATCAAAGTATGACCGGTCAGTTACAAAACTGTCTTCTCCCCTGAAAGCTTTGTTACGCAGGTTGAGTACTTGCATATCCTGAGCAAATACTGTACTGGCATCTTGCTGAATCATATCAGCATGAGGCATGTCTCTTGTTTCAGGTACCAAATCCGAATATGACCCGGATATGAAAGGTATCTTTAACATATCCGCTACTTCCTTGGCAATGGTTGTTTTTCCAACCCCCGAAACACCGGTGAACATAATTTGATATTTCCTACCGTTGTACATAATGTTGTAGTTTTTTGAAAGGTTCCAAAAAATCGGGTATCTTGAAAGACCTTAGGTTAAACTTGTCAAGTACCATGAATAACCTGTCTTTCCTTATATTATTAGTACATCCTTTTACCCAAGGGACTTTCTTGATAGGGTGAAGAGTTAATGCAGTTCTCAAGTCTATAAGAGGCTTGTTCTTCTTGTATAACTCTTCTAGCTGGTCCCTTTCAATGCCCTTGAACTCTGCTCCTTTTGCATCTATGAAGTCTGCTATGCTCCCATATTGTTTCAGGAAAGCTTTAGTCTTCACTTCTCCCATACCATAATAACCTGGTATATCATCCGATTTATCTCCATTAAGTATTAGGTAGTCAACGCATTCCTCAGCAGAGTAACCCATTATATCCTTACAAGTTTGACTAAGGATTAGGGTATCTTTGTTAGGATTGAATATCTTGACTCTTTTGTCGAGTAATTGACAGAAGTCTTTGTCAGAGGATATTATGAGAGATTTGCCCGGATGGTTTATTGCCAACCAAGCAATATAGTCATCAGATTCATATCCCAAGCCTTTTTTATCGATAATCATCTGAACTCCGAGTAACCTTAGAATCCTTCTCAATAGGGATAGTTGTTTATTGAAGTCCCCGTAATCCATACTTATCTTACTCCTGTGTGCTTTGTAACCCTCTAGTAGACCATTACGGAAATTAGACTCTTTGCTTTCATGAGTATCGAATGTAATTACTACATGGCTTGGTTTAAACCGAGTTAAGTATGAACCGAGGATTCTTAAGAACCCATACACCAACCCGGTACCAGCTCCGTTATTGGCTTTAAGATTCTTAAACTTATGGTATGAACGGTGAGCAAGGTTACTCCCGTCCACTACCATGAGCATCCTCGGTTTTCTACCCCTCGTCCGGGATGTATTCGTCTTCTTCTGCATCTTCAGATTCTATTTGAGATTCATAGTCTAAGTCTGCATCAACAGGGAACATGTTTCGTGTAATCTTCTTGAGCTTTCGCTTAGTGGTTCCTATGGTATTTATTCCAGCAGCCTTTAATAGCTTTTTCCTTAGCTCACCATCTTCCTCGATTAACCTGTGGAAAGCCTCTTCACCTCGACAGAGTTTCTTTCCTTCAAACATGTATGTTCCACCACCGAGCTTCTCTATCACTCCAGCATCCTCCAGAGATTCCTCTAACCAGAAGTATCGGTCGAAGCCAACTTCATGGTATTTTGGATTGAAGTATATAGGGGCTTTGGATATGGTTTCTCGAGGAGGAGATACCTTATTCTTTTTCATCTGAACAGTTACATATTTACCTGCTCGTCTTTCCTTACCCTTATACTTAATCTTGAGAGTCTTACCGGAATAGAAAGCTAACCGGATTGAAGCATAGAACTTGAGTGCTGCTCCACCAGGGGTTGTACTGGTATCTTGACCAAACCCTGCACCCAGTTTACTACGTAATTGATTGATACATACCATGGTTACTCCGAGTCGATAGAACAATTCGTTCCTTATTCGGAACATCTTGTATATCTGCTTTGCCCGGTTTCCCATCTCGGCCTTGCTATCCGCCATCTTTGCATCAATGGCTTCTATAGAATCCAGAGCTGCTATGGAGTCTATCACAACTATGATAGGCTCATTATTAGTTAGCTTTGACCTCCAGTATATGGCTAAATCAGCAATAGCATCCGAAATAGTTTCTATTCTGGTATCATTTAATACTGTTACTCGTTCAGGGTCCAGACCATTTTCCTCTGCCCATGAATTCATCCATGCTTGTTCTGCATCCACCCATATTACATGACCCCCGAGTTGTTGTGCAGCATAAGCAAAATTGTAAGCTATCAGGGACTTGCCTGAGGATTCTTCTCCCATGATTTCAATTATCTTCCCGAACGGTACACCACCACCCATTTGATAATTGAGAGCAAAGAATGTGGATGGAATCCATAGTCCATGGTGATTTATAGTACTGGCCTTGAACTGGAGAGATGACCCATATTTTTTGAGTATCTCATTCTGTGTTGGTATCTTAAACTTTTTGCCTCCCGATTTTCGGGTAGCTTTAGGTTTTCTTGCCATACTTGTAATTTATAATATGAAAAGAGTGGGATATAAACTATACCCCACTCCTACTTTAGGTATATATCTAGAAAATCTTAGATATCACTCTTATATTTCTTTCCCTTTTTCTTTTTCTTGTCCGCTAGCTTGCTTTTGGAAGAGGACTTCTTACGTGGTCTTTCATCCTCATCGTCATCATCCCCCTCATTGAGGAATGAAGCCAGCTTCTCCTCGAGCTCGTCATAGGAAAGGATATTTGCCCGGATTGCTTTCTCCAGGTCCACCTCTCCCCGATACTTCTTGTCCAGCTTGGTTTTCTGACAGGGTGATACCGAATAACTGGTATCATTCTTACCGGTACCAGTACGGGTGATTTTGATATCATATCCCTCTACGGGGTCAGTCATATCTCCCCAGTCCTCTTCATCGAGGTAAAGGTCGATAATATCCTGATATACCGAACGGGGTACCATCATGGGTTTATCCACCCGGTCGGGGTCAATTTCCTTACCCTTGGTATCTTTGTACCCGAGTACCCCGATGAGATACTTTCTCTTCGGTACCAATTTCGATGCCAATGCCTTATCATCTGGGTCATCAGAGTTTTTAAGCTCCTGGAACTTCTCCATGAAAGGGCATGGCTCATCGAAAGTTGCCGGAGATATAATACCTCCCTCCTTTGGTCCAAGATAGAATTGAATAATCTCGATTCCCAATTCCTCGTCTGCACCACGAGATTTGATACGTACTCGGGTAGTTCCCTCTTTCGGGTAGATTATTCCACCACCTCCACTACGCTTCTCTAAATCCTTCTTTCTAGCAAGCATCTTCTCCCGAGTAGTCATTATCCCACTCTTTTTCTTCTTTTTCTCTTCCTTCATGGCTTTATTCATTAGTTTCAATATAAAGTATTTCGTTCAGGGATAATATAGTGGTTACTTGATCGGGGAGGTCTAGTATATCCAGTTCTTTACCCGCATACAAACCATAAGTAACTACAGCTCCAACCTGAAGACCAGGATAATCTTCCCGTTGTTCATTAGTTATGGGTCCTACCTGAATTACTACCCCTTTGCGAGGTACGGTATCCTTATCATGATCCTGAGGGATATAAAGTCCCCCCTTAGTTTTGGTATCTGCAGTTACTACGGGTGATACAATAAGTACCCGGCTTCCTGTGGGAGTTCCCACACCTTTCAATTTTTCATTTAACCACTTGGCTTTTTCTACCGATAAGAGGTTTAATTCTACTTTTGACATAGCTACTGTTGTTTACGTAAGTTCGCACTTACAGTTCTCAATATATTTTCTCTGGATTCGTATGCTTTACATATACTGATTAACTTGTTAGCATTATATTCAGCCTTCATATACCTTTTCAATGCTCCCTGATAGGCTTGATTATTCTCAGCTTTATGTGATGCTGTTTCATTACTGATATTACCCGATTCTTTGTAGTAAAGCCATGCCTTACTATAGGCTTGGTCTTTTGCCTTTTCGAGTTTATCCCTTTTATATATAAGTCTATCCCTTACCATCACCAATAGAGCATAATTAGATGGACTTCTACGTAAAGACTGATTGACCAGGTTCTCATCAATCATGAGTTCCTGGTCTAAATCAATCTCATAGGTTTTCCCTTGAAATAGAATCTTTAGTGTGTTTTTCTTAATCTGGGATAGACGTACTATCTTTTGCCTTTTTTCCATATAACACCTCTTTCACTGAAGTATTTATACATGGTCATAATGCTTATTCCATATTTGACCTTTATCTGTAGGTTACTCATACCACTCTCATAATCTTCTATCATCTTATTTATAGACTCCTCACTCAACTTAGGGCTTGGTATATTAAATCTACCGTCTCTTATACATTGTTGAGTATTCTCTTGGTTAGTACACCAATATAGATTTTCTACTTTATTATTTTCTCGATTATTATCCTTATGACCAACACACGGTTTATTATCTGGGTTTGGAATGTAGATTAAAGCTACCAACCTATGTATATTAAACGTATACTTAATCCCCTTATTATTTCTTAGGCTTACTATCAGGTAACCATTGTTCTTCTTTCTCTTAGCCATTTTCCTCCAAGTAACTCTATCTCTATACTTAGAGTACACATTACCTTCTCGAGTAACATGGTAACAATCAAAATATGGTATATTACCTTTCATACATTCTCTTCCTAAACTCTCTCTTATTTTTCTCTATCTCTTCTGGATATAACTTAGGATAATCTTCTATTTCAATACCTTTGAACTTACGATGTTCCTCTAAGTACTCATCAGGATTAAAATCTGGTTCAAGCATTTTCCTATAATCATATCCAGGAATAAAAGGTAGTTCCTCTGCCATAGAACGCCCGATAACGAAGTCCATTGACATACTTACGTCGTCTATCTGGAAGTTGAAGTATTCTTTAGTATTTGGGTTACGGCAAGTTTCCCAAATCTCGTATACTACCCAGGTATTTATATATTCGGGACTTACCAAGTAATAGGTAGCATCATGAACATTACAAGTCTCTTGCATAAATGGTAACTTACCTTGCCTCATTTTCCAATAGTTTAGGATTGAAGCGAATAAGTTCATATCTGATGCAGCTGATTGACATGGCATATTAACCGATAATCGTACTGCGTATGCTGCTTCCTGCTCGTTATCCGAATATACCTGGGGTAACCTTCTCTTCCTACCGAACAAAGATTTAATATATCCATGTTTTATCAGTACCTTCTCCTGGTTAATCATGAACTTCTTAATCTTCGGGTGCTCCTGGAAGAACTCATTCAACTGTTGTTGAGCTTCGTCTGGGGTTACGATAATACCTGCTTTGGGGTCAGATAGTTTAACTGCAAGCAGTTTCTTCTGAATACCATATATAATACCGAAACATATCTGCTTTGCCTGCTTCCTTCGATTTTTCCAAAGCTTGTAATCAGGATGTTGTTCATCGCTGTAAGCTTTGTTTGCTTCCTCGTATGATACACCATACTTGTTTGCTGCAATAGCAAGGTGAGGGTCCTGACCCTTAGCAAATGCCTCAAGATAAGTCTCATCTCCCGATAGGTGTGCCATGATTCTTAACTCTGCCTGAGAGTAGTCAAGTGCCATGTATAATTTCCCCTTTGGAGCTACTAACTGTTTCTTAATATTAGCATCTACCGAAGTTTTGGGTATTTGTTGGAGGTTAGGTTCAGAACTACTTAATCGGCCAGAAGTAGTACCAATAATTTTGAATTGCCCGTGAATTCTATCATCATCCTGAACTTTATCATGCCATCCCTCAATATAGGTTGTATACATTTTCTTTAACCCTCTCAACTCGAGAAGATTATCCAGGAAAATTGCTTTGGGATTTTCGGGATTTTTAACCGTTAGTCGAAGTTCTACCAATGTATCTTCATCGGTACTCGGCTTATCAGTATCACGATTAGTTTTCTTATCCTTGGTATATTTTATGATAGGGAATTTGAACCCCTTTTCGGAATACAACAGTAGAGGTAAATCAATTGTACTTCCCAAGTTTACTTCTCGGGTTAATTCCAATTCTTTTTTAGTGGTGAATACACCTGCTCGGATATTGGATATTTTTTGCTCCCTGCTTGCTATTTTCCGTGCGTCCTTTGGGTTATGATAATCCAGGTCTTCAAGTTCACTTTCAATAGATGCAAGGTACTTGCTTATTCTTTCTTGAACAAGCCATCTAGAGAATTTTTTCACTCGTGGAAGATTCAAGCAATTAGAAGTTGCTTGTTCAATCTTTGGCTTGTAAGATTCAAGCAGTTCCTGATTGAATTTCCTATCGAGGTATAATCCGGTTTTTTCAGCATGCTGCAATACCCTAGAAGCTGGCATAATCAAATGCCTAAACAAGGGGTACATGCCAATCTCTATTAGCTTACTTTCAAAGAACATGGCTAACCTAAGAGTATAATCGGTATCCTGACAACCATACTTGCATAATGGTTCCAAGGGTTTCTTATCCCAAGGTATCTTGTCAAACTTCTCTGCCTTCTCGTAATCGCCATGCTCTGGTAGATACCTTCTAACCATTGATTTCAGGTCATTGGGTTTCTCTTCATTTAGAAGATACTTCATAAGCATTCCATCCAGAACAGTACCTCTAACATATATCCCATATAACTCGAATATCTGAAGGTCAAACTTCAGATTCCATCCCACTTTAGTTACATTGGGATTCTCAACCACCTTTCTACCAAAATACTTTAACCAACGTTTCCAATGAGGGTTTTCATATTCGTGGTGACATAATGGAATAGATACACCAGAACCAACTTGAAAGGTTACAGATAAAATTGTGGGTTTGAAGGTTTTATTATAAATACCTTCTGCATTTGTCTCGAAGTCGACGGAAGCTATGCCGGTTTTCAAACAAGCTTTCACAAGCCGCTTGACTTGTGAGAAACTTTTGATTATGTCATATCTTGACTCCATGTTTATTCTTATTATATGCAGTATAGAATAGATTTTTACATGACCCTAAGTCTGATGTATTCTTTACTACTTGAAAGATACCGTTCTTTACTCTTTTTATATACCCTGCTCTACAAAAAAGACAGCATAACCAATATAAATATGCTGTCTTAGCTCCTGTACTTTGTAAGTAAGTATACCTAAATGTCTGACCAACTTCTTTATTTTGTAGAAGTTTTATCAAGTTATATATAATGTCTCCTTTCATAAGAATTATAAAATCATGTACTCGGAGCGGGAATCGAACCCGCACGACCATTGCTGGTCACAGGATTTTAAGTCCGGCGTGTCTACCTGTTTCACCATCCGAGCCTTTATAAAAAGGGGAGATGAGTTACTGTTCTTCGCTCACCTCCTAATGCTATAGCCTTCGACTTTAATTATGGGATTTTGGTATCTCGTACCGATTTATTGCCCATTGCTAGCTGGAGGTCGTTTCTCCTGTTATGACCCAGCTATAGCCCTGTACGGAAGACAGGATTCGAACCTGCGACCCCTTGCTCCCAAAGCAAGTACACTAACCGGACTGTGCTACTTCCGTAAATTAGGTACCAGTCTATATCACTACCGTCCAGTACCTGGGAATGAATCAGGACTCGTTGTCCACAGCGCAAAGTAAAGATTCATAAGTGGACCCAGAGGGGATTGAACCCCCGACCTTCTGATTATGAGTCAGCTGCTCTTACCAACTGAGCTATGGGTCCAGGTGAAGGTAACGGCTTTACTACTAATCTCGGCTTGACAGAAAAGAAACTAAGTTCAACCACCGTTACCTTCTTTGTTACCTTAATTCGGTCTGGATAGAAGTTTTGAGTTTTACCCAGTCCTTTTTATAACTATGCAAGCTATCAATAGTATGATAGAGATAACCAGGTTTGATGCCCACTTCTCTAGCTACGTATTCCATGAGTCTCCATGCCAGATATACATCATTTCCGAAGTGGGTTACAAAATCTGATGACCTTTGGTGATAACAAATATTCAATTGCTTCTCCCCTCGGGCATTTTCTCGGATCAGGAAGTCGTAGTACATAGAACAGGGTATTCTCATACTACCATCCAAGTGATTTGCATCAGAATCTTCTAATTTATTGTCCTCACCATAAATATTTAATATAGCTTTACGAGTATCATTATCATCCTGGAGCAAATTGATAACAGCCCATAGCTTGGTTGTTATAACACCCTGGTAGCTTACTACCTCACCCATCCTTTCGCTATAAGTGTAGTCAAACTTACTATCTACCAGGAATTCCTCCCATACTTCAGAACGTAATTTCCATGCTTCACCCGGATTAGTAGATTCTGAGTCTATTCTTTCCTTGAACTCTGCATCTGCCCAATCCTGAGACTTAGTGAATACAAATAAAGGAGCCGGATCTTCCATACGGGTTAAACAGTACTGCTCACATATAAGTTCTTTGGTAATGAAATCATCTTCACCTTCAATAACTTTATTTTGATAGGTCTTGGGTTTTACCTCATTACCCATCTCATACAAATTTCTTGCCGTCTCAGACATCAATTCGTAAGGGTTCGAATATATTCTCATTGTTCGTGATTTTTAATATATTTTCTTATAGATTTTCGTAGTTCTTTTAGGTCCTGAATATTCAGGTTGGGAAGACCTACCCAATGATGAGTATTGATACATATAGATAACTCTATATCCCTGCCATTCCTATCGGGATATTTACTCTCTGATATCTCCACTCCAAAATATGGTTTACCTTTCCTCTCGTACTTCATTTAGATACCTCCTTATCTTTCTTTTAAGCTGCCTTAAATCTTTTACACTGATGTTGGCTACTGTATTAAATAACCATCCGTCATCCGTGGAAAAAGTTATATCTATATCTCCACCGAGTTTACTGGTATAAGGAGATTTCTTTACTTCTATTTTCATTGCATTGGTATTTGCAATTCAATAGACTTCCCTATCTTAGAATGGTAGCCAGTCTTCACTACCGAGTGTACAATATTTTGCCAGAGTTTTTGGGTACTTGAATAATTCTGGTCTTAGTACTTTCAAAGCTCTTTTATGTACCTTGTATTTTATCTTGTCAGGGTCTACTTTTAGTAGGTACTTTAATCGCTCATACCAATTCCCGTCGTATATACCGAGTTTATCACTTAGCTTTAGTAAATCTTCATGAGCATGGTACATTAGTAATACGGTATCATCATTAAATATCTGACTGAAATGTATTGATACTTGAAACTTCTGACCATTCCAAAATATATACTCTCCCATGCGTTGAATGAGGAGTAAATCACATATAAGTCTTTTAGTAACTTCTGATGCCCTCATGAATACTGTTATCATGGGTTTATCCATACCAGCCTTTTTAGACACTGTCATGGATAATAGGCAGTTCTTCCCGTGAGCATGTTTATTATTAAACTGATAACCTATATTGAATATCTTCCTTGAGTTCATAGCTGTATTGACCTCCTGGCTCAAGTCAATCAAACTATTCTCATCAATGTAGTTAGCTACTAAGGACTTCCATTTTGACATGGTGTAGTTGAAGTGCCTACCGAAATCAAAATCAGGGTCTACCAGAGGCTCTTTAATACTAATGACTAAATCATTTATATACTGAGCTTTACCAATCCTTTCTATGTCCAAACCAGCGGTATTGAACAGGAATAACCTGTTGAGTCCTTCCCAAGCTTTCATACTGGTTTTGAACTGCAACAAGTTACCCTTTATTTTGAGCTTACTCATCTTCTTGTCCTGGTATTTGATATCCAACTTCTTCTGGCTCTCCCTCTGATGCTCCAAATGAGAGTAGCTTCTTTCTTTTGCCTTCATTACCTTCACTTTCCAGCTTTAATTTAAGCCCATACTTACTGGTAAACTTTAAGTAGGTCTTCTTTATCTCGTTTCGTTTGAGTATTGAAGAACAGGGGTATGGGAGAGGAATCCCATCCCAGTTACCAATCTCTAATTCACCCGCAGTCATTGACTTGCGTTTATAAGAGATATCTTTCCTCAAAGCCTTGAAAGCTCTGAAACTATGACCGTAAGTCTTATATACCTTCTCATCACTGGTCATTAACCTCTTGAATGATTTGCGTATTTTTCTCTTACGTTCTACATCTTCACAGCCTTTCATTACCTTCTTTATATCCTTATGATTGTTGTACATAAGTATGGCTGTATCGTCTGCAAAGGCTGCTTTCAAAATCAGTACCAGTTTGAAATCAGTGTGCCCGTATACATATTCACCGAGTCTACAGAATAACAGCATATCCATAGGCAATCTGGTTACTACATCTGATGAACGTAGAATGATAGTTATCTCGGGTTTTTCTACACCTATTTTACGAGAGAATATTCCCCCCACCAGACATCCCTTTCCGCTATTATGATTATCTGCAAAGTGAAAGCCTATATGGTAGTTTCTATTCACTACCTTATTTTCTTCCAACTTTCTTATCATAATCTTAGCTTCATCAAGCACATCCAAATCAAAGTAGTTGGTTATTAAACCAGTCCACTTAGTCATGGTATAGCAGAATAACTTACCAAAGTCAAACTTAGGATTAAACTTGGCTTCTTCTATCTCTATGCACATATCGTACGTGAAAAGAGAGTTGGTTATATTATAACCAACTCCTTCTCCAAACCATTCGGGTTTTTTCAGTAGGAATCCTTCTACTAAATATTCCCAGGCCTTAACCGGATTCTTTGCCTTAACTATGTTCATACTAATACTTCGATTTTTGACGGAACATATTGATATGGTTCTTTTTGAAATATATGTAGAATACATCGTTTGAACCCATACCTATCCATCCAAGATATCCGCAGAAGTAAATGAAAGCCTTTACCAACTCTGACTGATACTTTAACTCCTGAGTCATTACTTGGGATTGCTTCCAAGGTTTATTCTTCAAGAAGTTGCGAGCAATGTTCAGATGGTGAGTTATCTTCCATAATAGGTATGGGAAATTTACTGAGTACTCTACATGATTGAAATACCTACCACCCACGAGTAACTTAGTGTTATAATCCAGATGTGTTTCTGAATCCATGTTCTCATACCACTTAGTAAGTTCTGTGGCATTGTTGTGGAATATAACATTGATATCGTTTTCGTCCATTATCCACATTACCCCGATATTCATGGCTGTACGCAAAATATCATCGTGGATATTGTTTAGAGAGTCTACTACTGATTGAGTACAATTGTTGTCCTTTACCCACTTCTCCATATATGTCATTATATCCTCGGGTTGGATGTTAGCATATATAAGCAATTCTATAAAGAAGTGGATTGCATCTGCGTTCTCTTCGTTAGCATTCTGCAGATTATTGAGTATCTCGGTATACTCTATGCAATCTCCTTGGGTTTGTACCAATTTGGCATGATTGGCTTCAAATAAAGCCGTAACATTTTCAAAAGATTCATATCCCTCAGATAACTCCTCAATAACCCTTGCAGTAAAATCCTTTAACAAAGTCTGAGAAGCCTTGGTATTGATATCTACTGGGTATTGAGGTAATCCTTCTATACCTATATAACCTGATAGAAGGTTCTTTTGCATTCTATATATCTCCTCGAGATACTTATGTTCAGGAATGATTCCCGGTTCTTCTTTTATATCACGACTATCCATGGTTTTACTTGTTATCGTGTGCTCCGAATCCTTTGTCTCCTCTTGTTCCCCAATCCTTAGCTTTTTCTTCGTACTCCCCTAAGGTTATCTCTACGGGAGTGGAAAGTATAATAGGCACATGAATGAACTGCATTAATTTCTTATCACTGTCCAAAGGTATTCTAACTACGTAAGGATTGGTATTAAGTATACCTATGTGCATCTCCCCAGTATAGGGACTGTCAACTATCTCAGCAGTATATATCAAGCCCTCTTTGGTTGATACCCCAGATTTATTTGCGGCCATTAACATAGATTCCCGGGGATTGATGAGAACTCTTATGCCTGAAGGGATTAATATTCGGGCATGAGGTTGTAACTCTGCCCATATCTTATTCTGATCGGAAATGATTTGGATTCTCCTGTATTCCCACATATTCCGATTGATAGAAACATTTAAGATATCCTCGGCAGTTAAATGAGGGATATGAAAATCTAGTCCAGCATCCCCCGCATTTGCTCTACTGGGGGATTTTACTTCCCTTACTTTAGTGAACTCTAATTGTACCATGTTATTTACTGTTGAATTTACGATAAATGTCTCTTGCTTCCTTTCGGGATAATTCGAACTTATTCTGAAGTTTATCGAGTATTTCTTTCTTACCGAGTTTATCCCTTACCAATTTACGGTAATACTTCTTGCAACCTTCTATATCCACCAGAGGTTCCAAATCCTTGAATTGAGTTTCTGCTTCTAACTCTTTACGAGTCTTACCCATGAGAGCTGTGAACTTAATGCAACAGAGTTCAGAATCTCCGCACATCTTACATTCCTTGGTTGATAGGTCATAATTCTTACCGAAACAAGGGTCATTACCTGAACCGAGTTTAGTGATATCCATGGGTTCAAATATATCCCCGGTCTCTAACTCCTTCCTTACTTCCCTTAACTTGTCTTTCTTTTTCTTCGCCATATATTTGAGAGTTTGATATCAAGTGATAGTTAATAGGTATTTCAGTGTCATTGATGTAGAATAGTATATGCACTAACTTTCAGGTACACCCTTTATGCACGTGCGCATTAGTTATGAGATTTTCTTTAGAAAATCGAAATAACCTTCAGCTTGCTGAAGTACTTAGCTTAAGTATTAGCTTAAAGCTTAAGCTTAAAGATCTGCGTACGTATGTGTATATACGCAGACTGCATACGTGTATATACGCCAAACTATCATTCAATCTTAATCACCTTCAGTTTTTCCTTCAAGTAGTAATTTTTACGATGGTTGCCGTGTCTCTTAAGGTAATTACCGGGGAATTGAAGGTCGTCCAGGTATGCTTTCCTCTTATTCATGTGAGTTCTTGCAAGACGTCCCAGGATTTGCAAAGACTTCTCATTAGAATCCATTGATGCAGTATTCTGCAGATACTTTAATTCTGGGAAGTTTTGACCTCTAGAAATAATCATAGTAGCGATTAGTATATCTATTTTCCCCTCTCTGAAAGCTTGTAGAATTTCATCTCGCCCTTTTGTCTTGTGATGTACATATTGTATGTTGTATTGATTCCCTAGATGTTTAACGTAGTACCGATAAAGGTTTTCACAATGTCCCATGAACTTACATACAATGAGTGCCGGTAATCTCTTTCGACGGATGTTATACTTAGTCCGAGACAAAGAGAGTCTCCATGCTTTGACATTGTTAGATATTACCTCATGATATTCGGTGGGATAATCCTCATCCTTGGTATACTTGTAATGGGCATATACCAGTTTACAGATAATAGGAGTAGAGTATCCTCTATCAATCATCTCTACTAACTTTACTTGGTTTACCTTATCACCTATAAATGACATGATATTCATGTTGTGTACCAACTTCTTCTTAAGGTCACTCATGTAAAGAGTACCACTCAATCCTACTCGTACTCTTGAATTGTATAGGTGTTGTATTACCGTCTTATAGGTTTTGTTATCAATCACGTCAGCCTCATCTATAAGTACCATATCTATTTCGGATAGGAACTTTTGATATCGGCTTATATTACCTGCCAGAGATTGAACCATACAAACGTTAAAGTTACCCCACTCACTACATTTACTACCCTGGATAAATGCTACTTTTTCTCCTGGTAGTAACTCTGGAATCTCTTTCTTGAACTGTTTGAATAGGTCTGCACTATTTAACAACAAGACAGTCTTCAATTTTCTTTTGAAAGCCTGGTGTAATCCACAGAACACTAAAGTCTTTCCAAAGTTAACTGCCAAATCAGATGCACAAATAAGGAAAGGTGTATCTCCAACCTTATTATACAGTATCTTTTCTAGAGCTTCTCTTTGTACTTCCCGTAGTTCTTTATCCCCCATAACTGTTGGAATTACTGGTTTAACTCCCAGCGGGGGTCTATTATCTATAATTTTAACCTTTTGTCCCATTTTACGGCATTCATTATAAACCTTATTCAAAATGCCTATTTTGAATTGCCCATAATCTGAGATATATTTTACATAACCATCCCAGTTCTTTGCCCTGCTATACATCATTATATGCCAAGCATCCGGATGCTTAATCCGGAACATTTCATACAACTTGTTTGTGAACTTAGCAGGGCCAGATAATTCACAAACATTGCAGTTCTTTATGGTTATAGTTATCATAATTTTGTAGCCATGTTTATTATTCCAAAAATACCGCATACAAAGAACAATATTATTATAGCAAAAGCCAACACTTGTATAAAGGTTGCTATAACATTATCCCAGTCAATCTTTTTCATAACTCTATTTTTTGAAGGCATCCCAATCCACATGTTCTGTCTTAGGTCGGGACACAATGTTAAACTTTGCCATGTAATTTATCACCCTTTGACGAGCCTTATCATTTGATAGGTCTTCTATCTTGGGTATACCATTACAAAACTCCAGTGCATAGAATTGAGCCTGAACAAAGGTTTCATAGTCAACTCCTATCTCATCTGCAAGATTCCTTGCCCTTACAAACCATACATACTCTTGAGGATTCTTATCATAGGTATTATTGATACCTATTCTATCGAGAATCTCCTTGGTATAATTCTCATATACTTCCCGAGTATATTTAGGAGCTGGGTCTTCTCTCACTTCTTTTTCAGCCTCATATACATCCATAATCCAGTTGACTCTCTGGTGTAACCAGTTAGCACAGAAGTTATAGTTAACTCTCTTTGCTTGGGACATTAGCTTAATACCAGTAGTTACAAACTCTATATATCCCTGACGGGGTTCAAATCCAAACTTCTGACAGAACTCATTTACAACCGGTACCAATTCCTTTACTGATGCCCATTGTAAATCAGTTTGTTTTATTTTGGTTACTCCGATATGTTTGAGTTGGATTCTAGTAGAATAGATGATATCCGCTAATAAATTTGCATCTCCTATATTTCCCGAAGCTCTACGAACTGCCTGGGTTTGTACCTTTTTATTTCCCTTTACTACTGAACGATGGTCTAAGGAATATTGCCTTGCCTCGTTCATAATAAAATCTACCCTCTTAAGTAAATTTATACCCCCATACTCATGAGCTTTGGGATTATTACCCCCGAGGTCTTCCCCTATATACTTAACAACTAATTGGTATAATCTAGACCTGGAGATATGTATGGAAGGTTCTCTTTTTGCCATATTATTTTCCTTTACTTTCATATACCAGAACTGTACGCTTGGGAAACATCGGATGAGATTTTAAATACTGAGCATGACCGAATTCCATATCCTGTATCATAATGTCCAGATCTTTCTCAACCCATAATCGGGTAGTCATATTGAACCCTGTATTATAATAATATTTTACTTTTATCCATACGGGTATAATACCAAAAATATAACCCGTGACCATTTTACAAAAGTATTCTCTCCCCCTGGAGTATATCCTATATTTATTATACTTATTACCGGTATTGGTACAATCAATGCTATCACCTGTGAAGTGAACCCATTGTATAAGACCTATGGTGATGGGTATTAAACTTGAGACAATAAAAATGAATGTAATCATTTCCCTATATTTTTAACTGTGATTTTATAGATAAAAGTTCTTGATAAGTCTGATAAGTCGTCTTTCGTACATATTCTAAAGTCCTTTGTTTACCCAAAGAATTGACATCCTCATTATCAGGAAGAAATACCACTTTTACCTTTTTAAAGGGCACCAACTTAAATGCCAGATCTAATGCCTTATCTTTGGCATCAGGGTCAATCAATATTATAAACTTCTCTACGGGACTTTTGATAAACTTATTTACCTGCCATCGAGATACTGCTTTACCTCCTGTTGCAATCCCATTCTCTCCCAGGGTTTCAGCATTGATTGCACCCTCACAAATATAAACGGTTCGGTATATTTCTAGAGCATCTGCATTATATATAATAAAACTCTTTCCTAAACCAGTTATATCTACTTCTGGGTTATTATATTTGGGGCCAGCGCCCATATATAATCGGGCATTAAAGTAAGTTAATTGCCCATGCTCCGTGAACGGTATAATGATATATCCAAGATACTTACCAGTGTTACAATATCCCCATCCCTTACGAGCTAACTCCTCTATCTTAAATCCTCGTTTCTTAAGGTAGTTCCTGGCTGACCTTGCCAATAGAGAAGTACCCATAGATATATTCTTAAAGCCATCGGGAAGAAAGAACTCCTTCTTACCTTTTAACTCAACCTTCTCTTCCTTGAAAACATATCCAGAATAATCACCAGATTCAAGTATAAACAATACTTCATGAAAACTATCCGTATTCTCCAGATACATTACCAGGCTTATCGGAGAAGGATGCTCCCCACACTTGAAACAATTACACCGATTGTTTGAAAGGTTAATGCCGAACTTTTTCTCACCACCGCAGTATGGGCAGTCTGATTTCATCCACCCCTTACGATAATCAAATGCTCCAATCTTCTTAATGAAGTACTGGTGCATTTTACCTTTTATATTGCTGTTAAGTCTCATATCGTAAACGAAAATACCCGACCATGAATAACATAGCCGGGTAATTATTATCTATTGACGGGTAACTTCTGACATAACTCAGGAACTAAGTGATGAACTATATATCCTCTTCGAATCTTTACCAACTCTGTTTTAGCTTCGTCCAACCTTAAGAAAGAGTTTTTGTAAGGTACTTCATACCTATCAACATCCCTATACCCAAGAGTCCGATTATTAGGAGTAACTTCATTCCAACTTATAGAAGCTTTCTCTGAACTAATAGGTACCCATTCACGGAAGAATACTCCCAAGCTATATCTCTCATCAATCGGACATACTATTTGATACCGGTTACCGGGTTGCCTTCTCAAACATATTTCTTTGGAAGCCCTCCTCCAAAATATTTTTAATAATCGGATGTCCATAATTACATGTGTTCAGTGGCGTGAAACTCTCCTACATGTAATACCGAATTGCATTGAGGACATCTAACACTTTCTTCTCCATCATGTCCTGGACCATAGCTTAAGTCTAAAAATATTTCCTTCTTATTGAAGGCTATTACCTTTTTACACTTGTTACAAGATGTAACGCCTTCTCCAAACTTAGCTAAATCCATAGAATCAATAACTCGTGCCATACAATTTTAATTATTAAGGTTTATCTAAATATCTCCTGAGGTTTTACTTCTCTTTTCGGGGTCTGCATTGGGATTACTTACCCTCTTCTTTTTCTTAAGTAAGTCATCTACCTGTTTACCCATGGACTCATCGTACTTAGCCCGGGCTTCTTTTGAGAATTCCTTCATCCGTTGTCTTTCGGGATCCATATTAAACATTACCCGACCATTTGGAACTCCATCGCGTTGAACTACAACTTCCATTCTCATGATGTTATGCTCTTCTTCGTCTTGAGTAGAATTTAATCCCATGACGCATTTTGCATTCCTTATTATAGAAATAGCGGATGCTATATCATTATCCTCGTATCTGGTTTCTTGATGCTTAGCACCTTCTCGGGTAACATGTTGGGCAGTCCAAATGGCATCTAACCCTAACTCATCGCCCATATTATCCAGGTCAATGTATACATTGTTGATACGTTCTACATCATCCCTATCCCGGGCAATAGAAGCTAACTTTGCAGCATAGTCAACCATTATGACATTCACCTTGATACCTTTCTCGGTTTCCAGTTTCCTAACCAAGTTAATAATGGTATTACAATCCGCAATGGTTGCAGGTACACGCTCCACAATAAACTCTACACCAAGACGTTTATATTTACGCATGTGCCTTTGCTCCATCTTATCATAATCACCAGTTAACATTTCCCTCTTGGTCTTATTTAGGGTGGACTGAATCATACGGTCCATTAACTGGTTCTTACCATTTTCGGTATCTATATAGAGGACATTCTTTTTCATTGCCAGGTATCCCCGAGCAACATTGATAAGTGCAAAAGTCTTCCTTCGTTTAGGACGGTCAATCAAAACGAAGAGAGAGTTCTTGGGATATCCATCTCCATTACCCAACCTATTCAACTGCCAGAATGGAGTAGGAACCACATCTGGGTCAACCTTTCTCATGAGTTGTCGCATTGCAGTTCCACTAACCATGAGCAAAGGTTCATCCTTCTTTTGAGGTTTTGAACTTTGTAGAATCTTGGTTAGTTTAGCCTGATAGGTTTCATAAGAATTGTAATCTGAAAAGTCCATACCCTCGTTCAAAGCCTTCAATTCAATATAAGCAATAAACTTATGTATGTTCTCCAAGATAATATCCACATCCTTCAAAGGCTTATTATAAAGCTCAGATATCAGGCTATGGATATTAGGGATATCGTCTTTAGTAACCAAGTCTACATAATCCCTACCTTCTAACAAGGTTTTAACCTGTTCAACCATTAAAACCTCACTCGGTATTCGTTGGTACTTCTTTACGAATTTTACCAAGGCTTCTACTACTATGGAGTGTTCAATTAGAGTGAAGTACCCGGGTTTTATCTTGGGGACATATAAAAGGGCTTCTTTCCCTTGTACCAAGAACCTAAGTACTTCCAATTGAAACTCGATAGAGAATGTAAACTTGTCACAAGAGTTTAACCTCTTCTTTACCCTATTTTGTTTCATATATTATATAATATTCATGAATGTATAATCAATAGTATCTGCTAGATAATATAGTTCTCCCAGCTCATCTTTGAACATACTTGAACACAGACGGTGAAATAATTTTGATAAAATTCATACAAGTTGTTACTTTATTATTTATATTTGCATTGTTAAAAATCTTTACTACTATGAAAGGCAACAACGGAAGTGAACTACACAGATTGACAGAATTAAAACCTTATGATGAGGATTTGTTTAATAGGTTATATAAAACCTGCAAACCTTTAATCCGTAGGCTGACGAGAGGGGTTGATTCCAGAAGATTTAATCTCACACCAGATATAATTAACTCTTTCTTCTGGGATAAGTTCTTGTACGTCTTCAATAAATATCAAGATGAATACGATGAGGAGAGATTGAAAGCAACTCTCTTATCTTCCCTGCAAACTTATAAAAGTAAGTTACTGAAGAATGCTTATACCAAGCAAGCAGAGTTTAACCAAGAGTTAACTTCCTTTGAGGTCTTATTTGATAATAATAAAGAACTTTTGGATGATTCCGAAGAAACCCGTATCAAGGAGGAACAATCTCAAAGATTCCATGAATATATGAAAGAACATCTTACTCCTGATGAGTACTTAGTTATGCAAATACAACTTGAACCCCCTAAATGGTTTGAGTCTCGTATCAAGGATTCTCACGGCAAATTATCTATCCTTCACCTTATAGATTACTTCGAATTACCCCGAGATAAGTTTGCAGTTAATATGTTCTCCCGTATGAGGAAGACTATACAGAAAACCTTAGAACAAGCTTCAGTGGACCTTAAACAATGAAAAAGGCCAGAGCAAGGTTATTATTAACCTTACCCCGGCCCCACTTAACCAACTCAACTATGGTCAGTTCAATCTGAAGTATTCCTAATGATATCTGAGTATAGGTCTAGAGTTCTATCGGTTATAGGTAATGTTATAGAATGGCATATATTAATCCAATCTCCCGGAGATGAAGCCACACTATTTGCTCGATATTTAACTACCATGTGTACACTATTAGTAGTGATATCCAGGTGAGCATTGTAATTCTGAATTTGGAAGTTCTTTTCACTAGATAATGTGGCATCAATATCGGTTGCTTCAAAGTTAGTGGGCATAGCCAAATAAATTTTGGTAGTATCTATGGATGTATCTCGGAGATTAATGAGATCATCAATAATACCCGACATCTTAGAGTTTTTACCAAATAGATTGGCTAAGTTATAATCTACGGAGCATTCGCCTATACTTCCACCATTATACGCATGTACAAATACTCTTAGCGTAATGGTATTAACTCCCATTATGGCTTTGAAATAAGCATAGCTTTGTATATTACCCATAATGGATATCTGTCCACTATCGACAATTTCAAGTTTTTGCTTATTTAAATACAGCCTCTTAAGGTACATACCAATTACCCAGCTTAAAGAGGGATCGGGCCCATTCTGAGATATGAAGCCATTGGATATGGCCAGACTAGAATCACCCCCTATCAATTGAGGATTGATTATGGCTACTAATTGCCAATCGCTTTTACCAGACGGAGGTATAGCATCTCCAACTACTAGACTCCCATCCAATCCAGGTTCAAATACTACAGAACCTATATCCCAGTTACCTGAGACTACTGTAGTGGGGTTAACTAGACTAATATTGGGAGCTATAAATATGCCCAAGGCATCCGCATTCTCATACCAGGAACTGTTTATGGTTTTAGTTACATTCCTACCAGATACAAATGTAGAGCCTTTAATATTCAAGCGAGTAAATATGAACTGATCATCATCCCCTGATTCACCTTTGGTTAAGCTTACATCCACCCCAGAACCCAATGAACTCACCAAGTTATCTACTTTTGCTGTGAGGTTATCTACTTGGCCCGGAATTGAAGTTTCTTCTAGAGCAGATACTCGCCTATCTAAATCCAAAGCTTCTAATGGGCTCATTCCCCAAGGCTCAACGGGGAATTTCCCTTGGATAGGAACTAAGCAAAGAGTGAAGTTAAATTGGGCCATTATGGATTTATACCGAGAAGATTCTGGATCAGTATCCCAATATGGATCCCATCCCACAAAGTATAACCCTATGATAGTATCGGTATTCTGATTCCAAGGCACCGAGCTCTGTACCAGAATGTTCATCACTTCATTATAATCCCAACGAAGGATGTTCTCAAACTTCAACTCTCCTGGTAATACCAGCCAATTACAAGTGAAGTTAGATATACTTGGTGCTGGATCACTACTATCAGCCTTATAAGAGTGAGAAGCTTTCACTACAAAAGCCACTACCTTTTGGGGATTAGTGAGACTTGGCCAACCTCCATCTGGTTGAACTCCGTTGAAAGTCAGAGTATCAGGGGCAATGTGACATAAGCCATCCGGGGTAATGTAAGCATTGAAGACTTGACCAGCCGTATTACCCTTATTAGATAAGAATACTCTCCGAGACTTACCTCTGAGTATTTCCCTGCCAAGAACATTTTCCAGAGAAGTTGTATTGAATATACTGGTTATAGTCACATCTGACTTAGAAGTGTCTACCCAATCGAATCCACAAACAGGGCCAGTACCTCCGACTATAGCCAGGGGTTCCATCACTTCCTTGGATTCAATCAGATCACCATATACTTGATAAAACCTTGGTTGTACTACACCCTTTACAACCTCAGTTGCATTGTTAGTCGGCATAATCTACAGCTTTAATTTATCAAGATTCTCATCTATAAAGATAAGAGCTTTAGTTAACGATTCTACCAGTTTCTTATTCACGGAATCATCTTCGAGTAACTTGACATCGTCGGGATTATCCTGGAAAAGCCATTCAAGAAGTACTCCCCAGTAATTGTTGCCCATCAACACCGTAAAATTGGATTCCTTGTCAGGATCTCCATCCGAAGGATCTGTTCGGTGTTTATAGCCGTCCGTAATGGGAAAATCTTCTTGGAGTTGTTCAAATATTACAGTAGCAAATAAATCTGAACGAGTTTGTCCCTTAGTGGTATAAATTTCAAAACCTCGGGCAGTGCACCATTCATTCCCCATGCCTGCAGCATTGTTATGGAGTGAAAGCAGAAACTTTGCACCCCCTCGGGGAGTATCTAATTTATTTGCAATTTCTTTTCTTCTAGATAGCCCGATTTCGGTGTCCCCGGTATTGGTGAAAGCTACCTCGAATCCTTCTTGTTTGAGACGCTCTGCCAAAGCTTTTCCCACTTTACGACTCCATAGGTATTCCTTATGTCTACCATCAGGAGATTGTTTTCCTGCTACATCAGACCCATGAGCAAAGTCGATGATAGGCAATAATCTTCGTGCCATAGTTATAATTTTTTAAGGTACATTAGTTTTAATCCGTTGAGATACATACTTACAGATTGGTCCATGTTTGAAATGGAAAACTGGTCCTTAGGTATGTATATCTGTTCTATTACCAAATCTTTTATTGCCTCGTTATCCTGAGGCTCAAAGATATTTGAGAGAGATTTACCATTACAAGTGAAGTTGGAAAGTAGTCCACATAGTTCGGAATATTCATTGTTTACTAAGCTTTCCACTTTCTTTACTGTAGACTCCTTGTTGTCTATATGGTTCTCGAATCTTATTCGTAGTATGGCATACTTTAATATATGGCCCAAACAGTTGAACTCCCTACGAATCAATATTTGAGCCTCGATTATGCCAACTGTAGAATCAGCTGCTCCATCGAAGAATTCCTTTACCTGTTGTGAAGATTCAGAAACTACCGATACCTTCTTGTTTAAGTTCCAGATAGTGTATATAAACATCACTACCATTACCAGAACCAATACCATGAAGATACCGAAGATTACTTTCAAAGCCCCATAATTGGAGGCTGCTTCAGCTAACTCAATTGAAGATTTAGTTAGCGACTGAACTGCATTGTCCAACTTAGGGTCTTCTTGAGCAGTTGCGAATAAGAATGAGATTAGAGGCATACTAAGCATATACAATATAGATTACTACTGAGGTTTGTTCGAATACTACTGAACTGTCTTTTGGTTCGAAATACTTTACATTTACGGGGAGATATTTGTTGACAATGTTTACTAAAGTCTCCCGTACCTTATCACTGTAATCAGAGAGATGTTCGGATTCTATTTGTTCCCTTGCGGCCTGAATCTCTTCCTCAGTTGCATCTGGGTTCATTAGCTTCCACTCTTCCAGGAGTTGTTCCTGAATCTCTTTGTCCCTCTTTAACATAAAGTCCCATTGACCTTTTGGTATACCAATAGTGAGAATCATTGGGACGCATTCCCAACAGTCTGTCTCAGTATCGTAGGTAGCTGAAGGAGTATCAAAGTGAGAGATAGTGTCATAGTTTACAGAACCATCCCCTATTGCCTGGGCAACAGCTTGTTTGGTTCCCTCATCCACTTCGGTGAGAGTAAAGGTTACTCCATAGAAACGGCCCAGAATTTCATAAAACCGTTTTGTGCCTCGTATCTTATACAAAGATATGGCGTATCTTAGAACTAATCGGAAATCAGCAGTAGGAAAACCCCTGTCTTCTTTTACCCAATTCTCTAGATTCTCCTCTGTATAGGGCTCTCCCTTAGTTAATACGCCATAGGCATAAGGTATGAACCCAAAGTATTCCCATAGATAATTCAGGAATATTGGATTGGCTTTATCCACATCCAGACAATCCATGAAATTATCTATATCGGGCATTACCTCAGTATCGAAATAACCTGAACATACATCTATGAACCTTTCGAATATACCTTTACCCTCTGAATCTTGGTAAGTATCATTGGCTTTATAGTAATGGTCGAAAAGGTTACTGAAGATGAAATCCCTGAAGAATGTCTTCGCTGGATTAAACCACTTCATTTACTTTGAGTGTTATATTATCCGAACTGATGATAGGGATATTGTAGTTATGCGGGATCAGATCTACCAATCTACCATTGCTCCCCATAGGTTGGGTAGTTAATTGATATACTGTTCCGTTTTCATAGTTAGCATTTTCAACTGGTAAGTTAACTGTAAGACTAAACTTAGATTTGGTTAGAGTTACTTCGAGAGGCTTACCATACTGACCCGAATATAGAGCATTGCCCGATAATTCCTTATTAGCATATACCTTGTAAAATGATTCACCGCCCTCTACCACAGTTTGTATGTAACAATTCTCAAAATCGGATTCTGGAGTGGAAGTTGTAAAGGATATCATCTTGAAATAGGTAATATTCAGTGCGGGTACTGATACTATCTCTTCTTGATTTTGAGAGTTGGTGTTTATGGCTATGGGATAGGGCAATAAATACAGTTCGGTTATAGTAAGGAAGTCAACCATGGGTTGATTATCCATAAGAGCGTACAAATCCGACTGTCTTACCGGCTTATTGATATCGGAGTTCTGATAGTTATAAGCATCTAACAATGCTTTCTTCACTTGGTTGCTTATATCTATGGATTTAAAAGACTTCTTACCTGTGATCTCAGCGGATAAATAAACCTTAGCAGCATGAGTAGAATATACACTAACTCTAGTAGTCAGCACCTTAGAGGATTCCATCCTCTGCTTCACATTATTGATAAGCTCGGTACTGGCCTCTGAACCTCCATCGGGAGTGATATATATCTCCACGTATTTTCCACAGATGTAATTGCAATAGGCCTTATCCACTCCGTTTATCAACATGGCTATAGCTTCGTAATCTTCCTTGGTGATAGCCACTCCGAGAGTCTTAATACTGAGAGGGATATGTCCCTTGAGAGTATCAAAATCCTCATAGTCAGATCCTCCAGTAGCAGCTATGGTATTAGTAAGAGTAAGGCCTGAAGTTACATTAGTCATCACCTCGGGTACTTGCTCAAACTGGTTGGAGGGTATATTCCCGCTTGATCCATAAGTTAAATAATACTGACCCTTGATCAGTGAGCCTATACTGGGTTTCTTACCGAACTGCCCATCACCAAATACCAAATAGGGAGTAAGAGTAGTATCCAATTCTATTTTGTATACCTTATCTCCGGGACTTGAGTAAGCAAAAGTATCCACTAAAGTCCAAGCTTCTCCACCTACGGTAAGTACCATAGAACCTTCTACGTACTTCTTGTCAGAAGGTAAATCTCCTAGAGTTATGATAGTATTGTGAGAGGTGTATGTACCCAGTTCTACTTCCTCTACAGCCTCTTTTTGAACTACTGGGACTTTATAAGTATATGTACCCTTTTCAATGGTTATATTGCGAGTAGTTATCCACTGCTTACCATCTTTTGAGTTGAATACAGTATTCTGGGGTACTTGTATATCTACAGGGAAAGGACTTCCATCTTGCATGTATACGGTTAAGTCTACTGAAGATGGGATAGCTGACTTTATATGATAATCAACTAACTTGGCATGTTTGTAGAGGGATGAATACCTTCTACAGGTTGGGAGGAAAGCCTCTCTTGCCATACCATCTATATAGTAATGTATCACTTCAGCAATACCTGCAAAGATTGAGAGTGTAAGGATAAATATATTACCTTCACTCATATCCGTTATCTCTGGAACCCTTTCATTCAGAGATTGAATAAGTTTGGCTTTTATGTCATTGTATGACCTCTGAAAGGGAGTAAGCCAAGGATTGCTAGTAGACATTTGTTGTTGAGTTGTTTAAGTTATATTGGAAATTTAATTCCTCTACTCTTTGGGAATTCTGTACCCGAAAATATATAAGGAGTCTTATAGACTCTTTAGTGGGTTTCAAAGCCAATACTTTTAAGGCCTTGATCCGAGGTTCCCAAGCTGCTATACCATCTTTTACAAAATTCTTAATCATGAGATTTAAAGCACTCACATTTGGCTCTTCTAAACATTCCCAAGTTCGAGAACCAAAGTCTTCTTGCCTAAACCTTTGACCTATTTGATAAGTTAGTATAGCGGTGATATTCTGCTTTATTAACCTGATATCACCATACAAAGGATACCAGCCAACTAAAGCCTTATATTCAATTACAGGAGGCTTACCGGGTATAGCCGGTTCTGCAGGGTAAGTGACTGTATATTCGGTATATAAATCCCTGATGAATATTTTTTGAGGCTCACCTAAGATTATATCTGAACTACCCGTTAAATATAGCTCATAGTTTTCACTACCCGGATCTTCATGAAGATTAAATGAGGATTTATAATGACATTTTCTATAGCTTAGATCTAGATCATCATAACTGTAATCGGGGCCAAATCCAAAATTCAACCGTTGATTACCGTAGCTTTCTCCCAAATCCCCCCTAGCGTTCACATATAAATCAAGCCTAATATCACCCTCTGAAGAAGTTATTTCAGGAACTGATATAAAGTTACTTACAGATAAAGTAGCTGAAGAGTTTTCTTCTTCTTCTAATTGGTATACTTCAAGGACTATAACCGGATTACCTTCATCTAAAGCTATGTGAGCTTTTGATCTACCGCTTGCTTCTAAGACATATACTAGCCCATTTGAATCGGTTAAACTGAGAGATGAATTTATGGTAGTTTCACCAAACCTTTCATAAAATAACTTAGCTACCCCAGATACCAACCCCGTAATAGTTTCTTCTCGCTCGGGTTTACCCGGTATATCTGGAGTACCGGGATCCACTACAATGGAGTCGGAGATGATATTACCATCTTTATCCCGTTTATATTCCAACCTTATGGGGAAATAAGGCCCACTACCAATTGTGTTGAGTTGATTATAGTTTGCCATTAGTTAGGTTGTTTAATTGTTTCACTCTCAATATCCTCCACCTGGGTTTCAGTTAATTGACTTCCAAACCAGGATGAAGCAGAGGCCTTTAAAGCAGCACCTCCGTCCTGAGGAGTGGGAGCCCAAGATGAGAATATCTGTTTAAGGTTATTGATATCCTGTTCGATTTTATTCAACCTTCCCACTACGGAATTAGATTCAGGAATACCAACTTTCCCCCCTTGCATTATAATGTTATTCGCATCGACGTTTATGTTGCCGTCTAGAGACTTAACAATTATATTTTGTTGGATTATTGCAGTTAATACTCCCGATTCACTTTCATCCAGTATAATCTTATTGCCCTTGGGTGTAATAAACCCAAGTACGTGAGGCTTATCCAATTCGGGAGGCATCTCTCCGATTGCCCAGCCATGATAAGACCAGAGGGGGTGTCTCGGGTCCCCGTTTTCAAATTCTATATATACTATAGAACCCTCACGAGGAGATAACCATTTGAATCCAGAACCGGGACCTCCTTGTTGATGTTTGGGATAGGCCCATACTTCTACACCCCTTAAGACACTCGGGAGATATACACATACCTTATTCTGAGAGTCAGGGTCGTCGGAAGTTATCACTATACCTCGATAAGTAGAGTAAAATCTACCGATTGACTCTATACCTCTCTGTTGAATCAATTCATATAGGTTCATGATTCTTTCGGACTTATATTCCTACCCACTTGAAAATCCACCCTTGAGTCTACTACCACTTCATAATCAGCGGGATTATCCCGATTATTCTGGTGTACAACAATTTGACGACCAGATCTTTGAGGATTCTCCTTTTCTCCCTCTTTCCAAGTCGAAGCTCGATACCTTGAGACCTCAGATTTGATCATACTTGGTATTTTCCAAGCACCCGTAGTATAGGATTCTTTAGCTATATCATGGGCTTTTTGGAATACCTCTTGGGTGTTTACTGAAGTGGATATACGGTTCAGTATTGAATTACGTGACTTCTTCTCAAAAGTGACCTCAGTGAAATATCCGCTAGTATCAAAGCTATGTTCAACTTCCTTAGCATACCAATCACCCGAGTATTTCTGACCGACATTCTTTATCTCGATAATCTGCGAAGACTGCATATCAGGGTTACCCACGAATTTAGCCTTAGCCTTAATTTGGCTATTTACAGATTCGATAATATCATTAGACATAAAGCTACCCATAGTCAGGAATAAGGGGTCGGATACTACCCGTACACCGGGTACTTGTATCTCAAGTTCCATTTCTACAAGTACTTTCTGCCCAGCTTGATAACCCCCAGGTGGGATTATTATGGTTTTATCGGACATTTTCTGTAATGCCCTGTACCCAGACTTCCAATTTATGGTATCATAGAAATTGTTATTCTGGCCCTGGGCATAAGCTTTGGTACCTCGGGTCGAATAGTCAACCGGGTCTAATAATACCCGTACTTTCCTTCGGATCACAAAGTTAGATACCTCATCAGGAGGCTGAGGTAATTTGGGCTTTTCCTCAGGCTTTACTTCTTCACCCGAGCTCACCTTTTGAGCATAACTCCTTATAGCATTCTCGAATTTTTTAAGAGCATCCTGATAGTTCTTCCACTCGGCTTCTATCTGAGAATTATAGGCTCTAACTTCTTCGGTAGTTAAAGAAGGATTTGAAGCTAACTTTTGTTTAGCATCCGTTATAGAGTTATATACCGGAGGAGTCTTAGAAGGACGGTTTACCTGACGGCAGATAGAAGTATTGGGAGATACTGCCCTTTCAAATTTTGCCATCCGGGTAATATCCTGAGGTTGCCTCAATATTCCCGATTTATTTTCTTTGATGTAAGCATCAGGCTTACATGGATCATCATTAGTGGGTATACACTGAACTACTTCGGTTTCTACCGCTTTAGTGTCAGGATCTACACTAGAAGCTTTACCCGCTTCTATACTCTGTACGTATTTAGTTTGTACCCTGAACTCTAAAAGTTCTCCAGTTTTGCCAGCAAAGGTATAAGCAAATACGGTTTTACCCGATTGCTTACCGTTATTTATCTCAATTTTATTGTCACGATTATCCACAAAATTAGGGCCTCCTGACAAAGACTTAGCTATGCCCACCAATTGAGAATACTTGTTCAGAAATGTAGCTGAACCCACTATCACAGTACCTTCAGCAAAGGTAGTTGGTAGCAGCTTTAACTTATACCTATCGGGATCTTGAGAGGGTTTAGAGAGATTCTCGGGGGAGAGTTCAAGTAACTTTACTCCCACTAACCCGTCATCCAATTCCTCTGAATTCTGTATCCCTGTATAGCAAGGTAAGCAAGGCTTACTTTTCTCGTTGCTCTGTTTTGCCATCACACGGTTGATTATCGGTTATTGTTAGAGCTGTGCCCGCTTTCTCAGAGTAATCCATTATAACTAAAGGCATTTTACCCAGGGCTAATTCCTTGAATACATCCAGATACTCAGTCTTATTACCCACAAAAGTAGAGGGTTCAGCTTCAAGGAACATCTTTGCATCTGCAAATTCTATGGTAAACCTTACCCCCTCGGGTGTAAACTCTATCTGATGACTCTTCACATTGACTAGTCTCACAGGACCAGACTTGAAAGATCGATCACTGAATATCCATCCCCACTGTATTTTCAAAGGCATTTTGAACTGCAGAGAAGGATGGTCAACTATTCCCACAAAGTCAGTTACTATAGTGAACCTACCTTTGTCTCCTTTACCTTCAGTGTACTTGTAATTGAAGTTCTCAACTTCCATACCAATGGGGATATCATTGAACTCGTCCATAATAGGAGAGCCTGTCCCATCAAATATGGCAAGGTATGGAGTACCATTACCATTTAAGAGAATAGGTTTACTGTCCTCCATAGTTCGGTATAATTAACTCCATATCCGCGTGAACATCCTCGAAGGGGTTAAGGATATCATTAGCATCGGCAATTACTCCCCACATTCCAGAATCACCATAGTACCTGAAAGCAATGCTTTGGATGGTCTCCCCCTCGAGCACTGAATGAATTAAGTGATCCGAAGGTATTGCGGGTATATTCCTTTCCAAAGACACATCTCCATCGGGGAACTTTATTACATAGCTGTCCTCATAAGGACTTGTTCCTGGAATAGCTATCATAAGCTTAGATCATTTAATCCTTGACTATACACTTCGTCCATATCCTGAATGAAGTCCCTATCCGTATCATCCATAATTATACCCGGAGTTCTTATGAGTTTTTCGTTGGGTATAATCTCTTCCCAAGTTCTGTTGTTTTTAGTCACTCTCTTGAAGGTAAGAGTTTGAGTAGCATAGTTGGGAAGTAATTTAAGGTCAAAGGGTTGACTAACAGTACTAGTGATCCTCTGACCCGTATCCGGATCATTATCGTATCTCCTCCTCATGCGAGCCGCATTCTGGAAGTGAGTGAGTTCATATTGAGCTGAGGCTAATATGAAGAGATCGTCCTCAAATAGACCCGAGTTACCCCACTGTATCCTTAAAGTCGGAGGGGATGCAGAATAACCATCGGCTCGAGTCCATGATTCAAGTAATCTACACTTATTCACCACATCATCTCGATGTTCAGTATCTACTGAATACCAGGAGATATCGAAGGTTATTGTATCCTCTCCTCCCGTATAAAAATAGAAAGGATTATTACGACCCATGGATTTAACAGCGGCCCAAGTAGCAGTGGGTTCTACCCTTATACTATTAGGACGATTCTGAATCACCAAACTGACTGGAGGGGTACCATTTAAGTTAGCTATCACAATATCATTCTTTATGATATCAGATACTAATTGGTTAGCCATAGTATAATCTATAGCTTTTGACTTAACCAATTCCTCAGCGGATACTCCAGAAGTTCTAGCAACTACTTTGTTATTACTCCAAGGATCTTGGGATTGGGCCACTGAAAAAGACTTCTCTCGGGCATAGTGAGAATTAATGGCATCAGCTTTTTTAGCCTCAGTATTAGTTTCTCTTACCCCAGATTTAGCCATCGGAGAAGTAGTCCGATTTAAAAGTATAAGAGCCCTCCAAGCTTTATTGAGAGGAGATTGGAATACCCTCCCCTGCTCAAGGTCAGCTACTTCTTGAGCTACTTTTCCCACAGGTTTTCCTATAAGTGATGCCATAATCTAAACGTTAATTTACTCCCGCAGCCACATTCATCTCTGCATCTCGATCTCCGATATATTCCTCAAAAGCTTTCTTACCATCATTATTAATGACCACATGTACGGGCTTACTTTCTAATTTACTGATTTTATCAGTGTATAAGCCAAGAGTTTGTACTAACCATCTCAGCTCCTGAACTGTCATCATCTGAAGATTATCTCTTTGTTTATAACCTTCCCGACTGGCTTTGATAGCAGAAGCTAAGTCATTAGTTGCCCTTGTATTTTCATCTTGAGATGATTTATTACTCTTGAGAGCATTATATATCATGGGCCCCACTATGGATATACCAGTAATGGCTAACCCAAGTGGACCTCCAAAGAATCCCAGTAATTTAGAACCAAATCCCAATATACCTCTACCCACAGAAGCTAAAGCCCCTCGAGATGCGGCATTGGCAGCTGCACCTGCTGCAGTAGTATTCATTAAGTTTCGGGTCATCTTACCTGGATCAGTAGCAGTCACCATTGCAGCCGGCACAGGAGTCCATCCAGAAGCTCCCCTACCAGTTTGAGCATAGTATCTACCATTGGCTCCCATTTTTGCTGGAATATTACCATTATAGAAATAACCTGGTAATCCAGCCATACCTGCAACGGTAGCCGCACTTGCTCCGATACCAGCCTTCCTTTGAGCTATGATGGCTCTTTCCATGTTTAAGTAACCCTGAGCAGACATAGTGGCTTGAGACCAGCCGCCCATCATTAATCTTATCATGGTTTTGAATGATACTTGAGAGTCACCATTCAGTAATAACCATCGTGCTCTCAGTCCCATCCAAATAGAACCTACCTTTAAACCAACTGCAGCTATAGCAGCAAATCCAGCTATCCACGGACCAAATGGAGTTGCCATTAGGTCACGAAGCTGGGATATTGCCCAACCAACCATATCGAGGAATCCCATTATAATAGGATTCTTACCGAGGGCTTCACTGAAAGTAGTCATAAGGTTCTCAGCAGCAGACTGAACTATATCAATCTTACCGGCAAGAGTTTCCATTCGCTTTCCTACTACCTCTTCAGCAAATCCCGCAGAATTGTTTTGTATCTTATTTAACAGGTCAAAGTAACCTTCAGTATCACGCATGATTGCAACTGCAGCACGCATACCACGTACACCGAAGATACTCTTGAATACGGCATTCTGGTCTATAGTTGATAAACCTTGAGTAGCTTCACCAATCTTCTCCAGAATTACTGCAAAATCCTGAAGGTCTCCGTTAGCATCTACAAAATCCTGTTTTCCCAGTCCTAACTTAGCTAAGGCCTTAGCTCCCTTGAAATTAGGATTGGTCAATGACTGAGTCAGGTAGTCAGCCATGTTTCGGATAGAAGTACCTGCCATAGAACCCTGAATACCTGCATTACCCAGAGTACCAATCATAGCAGCTACTTGTGGTAACTGTTGTTTCAGAGTTACCATGGATGCAGCTGAGTATTTGATAGACTCAGCTAAGTCGGCCATTGATACGTTGGATGACATGGTAGCTTTAGTAAGCTGGTCACCAACAATATTTGCAGCCTGTTGACCCTCAAGTTTGAAGGTCCTCATAATATTGGTCAGTAAGTCAGCAGTACCACCTTTACCTCCCAATTCCATGCCTGTGGCATTGGCCATCATAGCAGCACCAGATATCATTTGCTGAATCTGATTTGCATCATTACCGGCCATTGCCAAATATTTCATACCTGAAGCTATATCCCTCGACATGAACATGGTCCTTAAACCTAATGTCTGAGCAGTTTCAGATAACCCAGACATCTGATTTTCGGTAGCTCCAGAGATAGCTCCTACTGAAGTCATCATATCGATGAAGTCAGCTCCAGTTTGAATGGTAGTGGTTAATGTCGATACTATCGAGTTGGCCACCCCACTTGCCATGTTAGCGTACGACTGAACTGCAGTTAAGTTCGCCTGTACTGCATTCTTGGCATCCCTATGTAAACCCCGGATAACTGAGCTAGCTTCCCTTGCTTGGTTTGAGAACCTATCTTGAAGGACAAGAGCTACACCTATCTCGAGTTGTCCCGCAGAAGGACTACCACTTGTAAAAGCCATATAGTTTCAGATTTATCGAACAAAAGAGAGCTGCCCTACTTTCCTTTGGGCAGCTCTTTCTCAAGTGCATCGTAATATGCTTCAGCGGCTTCTATAAATTTCTTCCTTCGCCGCCAGGGGAGCTTTGCTAGAGTGTTAAAGTCAATACTAATATTAGCTTTAACAATGTATAGATATACATCTTCTAGTTCTCCCGTGGGTAGAAAAAATTATCTACCGCCATCACAGGTACCATAATCTTCTGTCCCGTTTCGGGGTCTTCGATTTGAGTAGTACCATGGAAGAGAGGGTCAAATCCCTTAATAGTGGATCGGATATCCATCATATCTATGGGATTGAACATCCGGAAATTTTTCACTAACTCGTATTTATCACCAACCTTCAATTTGAGGTTACGAGCAACTAATTCCTGATTTTTAGTGCGTTCACTTGCGGGAAGGTTCAATACATAAGCTTCCCCTTTAGCATTGAGAAGATCAAAACACATTTCTTTTCCACTCTTGGTAGTGAAATGTATTTCAGAACTTTGTTTTGAAACGGGGTAGAATGGGATAGCATTGGGCTTTGCTTCCATCTCTTCCATAGAGGGGATTGTACCATAATCAAAGAGGAACTCTTCCCGAAGATTAACCTCGTACTCCACTTCACGAACCTGACCATCTGCAGGACCATCCCAAGAATACTTGAACTCTAAAGTTTCTCCCAGTGAAAATATCCGAGAATTTATCATGATGGCATACCTGTCAAGAGAAGGCATTTTCTGCACATCCTCGGGAGTCAGCAATCGATTTGCTGTCATATCAGTATCAATTACAATACCTGAAATGAACTTAGAGAGGTTCATGAAGGTTTTAGCATCTACGGGATTAGAAAGGATATCATCATCCTCCCCGTTCTGTTCCCTTATGGTTACCTCGTAACCGCTGGGCAATTTAAAGGTAAATTCCTTACCATAAAGTGTTTGATTTTCCATGTTGTTGAGTTGTTAAGTGTATTCTTTTGAATATAGTATATAATAATGAAAAAGGGAGAGCCCATCATTGAACTCTCCCCTGGTGACTCATTATTACAGCTTCTCGCAAGTATCTACTGAGAACTCTAAATCCTCCAGAGTGTTGTCTGAACTCATTCGGTCTAAGTCCTGTCCATTTACCTTGCAAGGCCATACCCCCGTGCAAGTCCAGGAATTAAGGATAGATACTCCATCCTCGGCTAACTCATTGATAAGTACGGTTTCCTTATACTGACTCGGGGTTAAACCTCCTCCAAGCAGCATATCCTGTACTGACATCAGCCAATCCCATAACCAAGTATCTGAACCCGAAGTAGTTTCGAGCTTGGATGCAGTTAAGTTACCCACTGATACCCGGCCACCTGTCTTTACATCATAGTTCACATCCCCGTGAGAAACCTGTTCTATACTTATCTCAGGTATGGATACCTGCTGAAAAAGGAAGGGGTTAATGGGATGCTTGACAAATGTAATTTGCCATAAGAACTTCTTCCTTGGGTTTTTTACTTTAGCTCCTGCCATAGTATTTATTGAATTTATTTGTTTTAGTTATTCGAGGCAGAGATGGATACTTCACCGGTGCTCTTGTTAACCGCAATGTCGATGACTACCTCCATATCGATATCCTGCATTGGGACAACCTCTTTGTACTTCAGCTGAGCCCGGTATTTACCCTGACGAACGTCAGCCTCATTATTTATCTGGAGCTCATCATAACTCTGGGCATCCTGATCTCCTATCCATTCATACGAAGTGATGGCATTTCGGGTCTGCAGATCATCCAGAATTTCCTTAGCTTCATAATAAATGAGTTTCCAGGTAGCAAAGGTATTAGGCTCTTCGATGTAGCTTTCCAGAATAGGCCGAAGATTTTTCTTCAGATACAGGTTGAGACGAACTATAGAAATAAACTTCTCGGAGTCATCTATAGGGTTCGAGGTGAAACCATGCCAAAGCATAGTACGCTGGCCTTGGGTACGAGTGTTCTTGATTACGAACAAGTTCATATACCACTGGGCAAACTCATTGAGAGTATCTACATCACCGGGGCCACCTAAGTTCTTCATTACTGGACCGAGTGCCGAAGCAATCACTCCACGGTTCATACCCGAGAAGGAATACCATGGGCCATAAGTAGAAGCACAGGTTGCATCCAAACCAGCTACAGAACCCAGCACATCACATTTCTGGAGAGAACCCATTTCGTTGTAGTACTTGATACCACCGCCGAAATATGCAACTTCTTTCATTGGGCCTATGGTTTCTACCATAGTCTTAAGTGCTGTAAGGGTCTCTTCTACAGTTGCAGGTATTCGACTGCCTCCACTCTGATACTTTGGTACCTCCACATAAAGCATCTGTTCAAAGGTAGTATGTACATCCTTAGCTACTTCCTGATACAACTGGGTATAGGAATTGTCCAGATGTTGGTGGACATGAGAGAGGATAACCGAATAGGCATCAGTATAAGACTTGAGAGCATTATAAGCGGACATCCAGTTATCCTTAGTGATACCGCCAATATTACCCATAGAACCTTCGTTGCATTCCATGTAACGATTAGTATCGGATACCTCTTCAGGATCCGTGTTACCAGAAGTGGTCTTACCGATCATTACAGTAGAATTCCAATTCGAGAACTGATTGAGTGCCGATATAGCATCCTCCATAGTGACTATGCCGAGAGCATAATCCTCCATAGTGCCCTGGCCATCACCTTCTTTTCCTGGAATTACTTCGAAAGTGATATTAGGAGCATTATCTATGAAATTCTGGAAAGTAGCTACATTGATAGAAGGATTAGATCCGTTGTTAGCCGAGAAGAATGGGGTTGTAGCTAAGATGCTATCATAGAGAAGCTTCTTAGTGGATTCATCCCGAGCTCCATACTGAATTATGCTAGCCTTCACAGTGGGCTCTTCGGTATAATTCAGTTCAAGATAGAAAGAACGATTTAACCCATACCCAGTATTATCTAATACAGGAGAACCAGCTTCTCGAGTACGGATAGCAAAATTAAGGGTTAAACTATTCTCTGCTCCGCTGGGATCGGTCAATACTATAGATACAACGGCAGATCCATTGGGAACAGCCGTAGAAGGACCAGCAAGTGCTGCAGCACCACCAGTTACAGCCATAGGCTTAGCCCAACCGTAAGTAGCACCATCAGCCATTACTCGAGATACTCGGACCTTAGCTCCCATCTCAAGAGCCTTCATGATATTGGATACAGATCCATCAGGAACTATTTCCGAACCGAAAATCCGAGTAAACTGAGAAGGAGTTGCAATCAGATCCTTCGGGTCCTCGAATGGGCCTTTAGTAGTCATAGCTACTACATTGACTACACCCAACAAAGGTACACTAGACTGTACATTCAGGTTCTTGAAGCTGAACCTTACTCTTGGAGTTTGTGGCATATTTTAATTATTTAAGGTTATTATTCAACTGAACCTCCATCTCCATCTATGAGAGTGGTTAACTCCTGGAAAAAATGATCTTTATCCTTGATTCCCCCCTTAGACTTATAGGCCTGGAATACCTCATCGGTTATCTGAGATACAAGAGCCATTTCACTTTTACCCGAAGGAGATTCCATATATACCTTGTCCGAAGTATTTATTACAGTGGGGTAATGAGAATTGGCAATCTCATTCTGGATAACAGATCCTTCCTCGTATACCCCAAGTTTGGCTAATACATAGTTATCATCCTGGTACTGTACTATGAATCCTCCGCCCTCTAAAGCCTGTATGTTAATATTCTTCTTTAACTTAGCGTCATAGGCATACGGTACTTTATCCTTCTCTAATCTCCTTACTTCGGTGTCAGCATATTGAATGGATTCCAGGGCAGTCTTATCTATGGATATCTGAATACCTTTTTGAGTAGGGGTTATCTCTATACCACCTCCGGGTATAAGATTAATATCACTTCCTTCCCCACCCTCAGAATCGGATATATATTGTAATATACCCATTAAGACATCCTGAAGATTTTTTCCCTGCCTATTCCTCATGTCGTTTTGTCTGATAACCTGGGTTATCAGATTTTCAATCTCTTTCTTATCCATGTGTGAATTTTATCTTAAGGTACTTGTAGAGTATAATTGGCATTTTCTAGAAGCACAGAAATATCCCTTATGGGAGTAATTACCTCTGGGGGAGTATTACTTTCTAGGAGGCAATCCTGTACTTCAAATTGGTATACCTTTTCCATCAACCCGTTATCCAAATCGGGCATATTATAAAAGTTAACTACCCTGAGGAATATATTTCCTGCGAATAAAAACTTGTCTTCAGTATATGGCTTTAAGTAACCCCTCTGAGGAACTGACCAGAACATGATTTGATGTAACAATCTCATGTGTTCTGCAGAGTGGGCACATAATCTTATATTGATATATTGATGTAAGGTTTCATAGGGTACCTCGGTTGCGGTATAACCTATGCCCTCTTCTTTCTCGATTATTTGCCTTGGTAATCCAACATCTCCCGGATAGAATCCTTCTGAATCGACTACCATACGGGGAGTTTCTTTTATACCTTTAGAATGGTTATTACCCACTCCAAAGATACCTATATAGAATCCCTTATCTTGAGTGATATTCTTTAAATCTTCCTTGAATCTTTCGGCATTTGCTTCACTTGTAGGGAGGTAATCTTCTGGGTTTATGGTATAGCCCAGTTCAATGGCCATATTCAATAGGGCTACATATATGGACCTCTCTATAATTTCCTGAGAATTTACCATTTTACTTGATTGGGTCTTACACCATATTTTTGAAGTTCCCTGCGTATTTCAGTTAGGATAAGGTCTCTTAATTTACCTCTACCTCCAACAGCTTTGAGAGAAGGTGCCCATACTGGACGAGAAGGAATTCTACCGTCATTAGAACCAAATTCTAATATTTTAGCTAATTGGTTCAGGGTTAATTCCTTTTGAGAAGAGCGTCTAGTTCCAATGGGTAATCCGATTAGAACTCTCGATTTATACTGATATAACCCAACTGATCTCGAATAGAGACCAGTCAGGTTATAAATAGGATGTTGTCCCCACCTTTCGATAGTAGCTGGGGATAAGGGTTGCCATGTTACTCCTCCACCCACGGGAGGTATACCCAAAGTTAATGACTTCTTTACGATTGCAAGGAGGTTTCTGGAAAATTTATCCACGGCTTTATCATACCCCCTTTGCATACTTGGCCCAAGGTTACTGACTAAGGCTTCTACCTTTTGCCATTCACCGTTGAGTTTTACTTGAAGTACAAGGTCAGATAGTTTAGGGAGTGTGATATTGACCTTCCTTGCCATACTCTAAAAATATTTGTTATAGAAAGCCTCCAACTTAGAGTAAATGGTTCGTATAACACCATCCTTGTGGTAGTGATATTCACCAGAGTAACCCTCTATCCCTCCTAATCTATTTGCCCATCGCTCAGTCCAGAAATCATAGTAGTTATTTTTACGGTTGTGAAACATACAGTGTAACCCACTACAGATCCCAACTGTGGGTAAGTATAAAGGACCTAATATCCTGGATTGTATGCAATGACCAAACTCATGATCATATACTGGCTCTCTTAATCCTGAACTCTTGGAGAGAAAGATATAATT